GCAATATCTGCAGCCGCTATATCCTGACTGCGCTTTAGAAAAGCGTCAACTGATCTATCATCACGCTCAAGCTTACCAGTTAAAAATGATATGTTGCTTGTTTCTGCTTGCGTTAACTCTTCTCGTCTACGATTAGCAGCACCAATAGCTTGCGCTTTAGCTAAGAATAGCTCGTTAACAAACTGGCGACCTTCTAGCTTTCCGACTTTCTCAGCTGTTTCAGCCGCAGCTTTTTGGTAATCATAACTTTTCTTTGCGCCAAATAGACTTAATCCAAATGTTGCTATTTCAAGTGGGCCGATAGGCATTAGAACGATACCTCCGCTACTATACCGTTTACTTGCAAGCTTAACGGTGCGGTTTGTGTAAGGGTGACTTGTGGATCGCGGCTATAGCCAAGCAATCTAAACTCTTTGTTGCCAGTGAACGGCTCTCTATCCAAACTAAAATCACTATTTGTCTTACGAATAATCATCTTAGTGCCATTCACTGATACAGATAGTGTGTCAGTCATATTGACAATTACACTGCCAAGGGTACGTTTGCGACCTGTTTCTGGGCCAATAGCAGTGTTTAAATCAATGGGGTTTGTCTTAAGTTCTACATCGTAAACAAAGCCCACCTCACAAGAAGTTAACGTAGCGTCAACATCAGACACATCCACATTGCCACCAGCAACAGTAAAAGTGCCAAGGTAATCAGTGCCACTCACAACGCTGACAACCGAACCATTTTCAAAAAAGTTAGACACATCAAAAACACCAGCAGTGCCAGTGTATTCATTTGCATAGTCCATATTCAAAGATTCATCTAGTTCACACAGAATGTAGCTATTAGAGCCACCGCCCATATCTGTATTCATAACTGCAAATAGTTTGCCACCAATAGAAGTAATAGAGTGAAACTTCCCACTTGTTTCAAACTTTGTCCAACCAGCAATGTTTTCAACTCTATTTAAGTTGTAGGTCACAAGCGTTCCATCATCATTCAAAAAGAACACCGCTGCATCAGATGCCCCAACATCACTAATTGTTACCGCAGACTGTATAGGATTTTTAATAAGGTGCGAAGAAAGCAATGATATAGGATCAGCTTTGTAAGCATCTTCTGAATCAGAATAAATAAACTGACGAACTGCACCACCACCATCTTGAGTAAACAAAGTGGCACCATAGAAGGGTTGAGGTCTGGCAAACGTAGAACCAAAAGATGTCTGCCTTTTAACCACAGCATTTGTTGGCGTAATCGCTTGGTTCTGAAATGTTGGAATGTAAAACTCAGAGTTTTGAGTAAAGATGTGAATATCACGATTAGATACAAAGTGACGAATAGTTGCCACTTCACCAATACTCATAACAAGCTCAATGCTATCATTGTCTCGGGCAGTGCCAATATCAAAATTGTAATATAAGCCAGACTTACTTGCCCACACTGTATCAGGCTGAGAAGTTGTGCCACCAAACCACAATCTGTTTTCGTGAAAACCAACGGCAGCAGGAAAACCTCTTAGCTCAGAGTATGACTGCTCATACCATTGCTCTGTTGCTGCATGAGTAACAATCTCAATGTTACCACCGCCATCTTCTGTTGTATTAGCAGCCGAGCCAGCAGTTACCTCAAAGATATTTTCATCAACAATACTAGTAATTGATCTTGCGCCATTAATCTGACTGGCATTAATGCCACCAACAGCCGTTGCATTGCGAATAGTAATGCTATCACCAGATGCCATACCATGATTAATCTGAGTAATCTTAATTGTGCTAGAGCCATCCACAGTACGAATAGCATCAGGATCAAGACTAGCAAACAATTCATCAATAACATTGCCAGTTGCAGATGTAGCAGATTGAACAGATGTAATCTTTATCTCAGAGCCATGATAGTAAAGCCGTACATTTACATGCTTTGAATCTAAATAATCACTTCCTGTTTTTGTGCCAGTAGTATCAAAGTAGTCAGAACTTGTTGTTAGTGTAATGCCATTGCCAGTACTTGCTGAAGGATCAAGCGTAACTCCAGAAGCTTGAAAGCTATAATAAGGCTGATAAAGTTTTGCACCACCAGCGCGTTCTTGAAACTCAAAGGGTTCAACTTGAAAGCTACTTAATCCAGTACGAACCACCTGTTGTGTTTGGAATGTTGGATGACATAAGAAAAGAATGTCACCACCTTGAGCATAAGTAATCTCATGCAAGTATTCTTCTGTCCACGGAACAGTTGCTGAATTAATATCAGTGGTTACAGTAGCAACGCTTGTTACCGCCCCAGTTGTTGGGTTTAGATAAAAGAATCGGGCCTTACCATCAGACAAAGCAACAACATACTGTTCATCATCCGAGAAGTTAAAGGGAATAATCCGAACTTGCTGCGTAATGCTGGTGTCTTCTGTTACATCAGTAAAGTCATGAAGAGCCTTAAACCCTCCGCGCTTCTGAACACCACCTTCTGACATAAGAAAGAAGTTTTTAACACTTTGCGCAGAAGAGTTGTAAATAGCAGAATCCGTCCTTGAAGACAGGGACGGACTAATCTCACCATACTGAAAGTTTGTCAGTGGGATTCTAGCTCGCTGCATCAGCTTCTCCTATTAGTAATAAACCGAGAAGTTGTAAGTTTTCTTGTGCTTTGTTGCTGTGAATCAATTGATCGCGCTTTTGCTAAAGCAATATTATATTGCTGATCCATTAGCTGCGCTAAAGATTGATCCCTTGCTATTGCAGTTGCAAAGACTGTTGCCATTGCATACTCAACACAAATAGAAAAGTAAGAAGGCCAATCTTGTTCTTCCGCACGATAAGTGTAATCAAGTATTAGTTCATCTTGCGCAGCTGCATCACAGAAGACTTTGCTTCCATAAATATCATACTCAATCTGAAAGTCTCGAACTGTTACTGCGTGAACAAATAAATACCCAGATGGTAGTTGATAAGCCGCATCAAAGCGACCAGTTGGTGCATCACTTAGACGGTTAAGTACCGCTTGGTTTGTAGCAAAACGCCAACGTGTAGATGTAAGATTAGAACGTGCAATATCTTCATACATATTGCTTGATACAAGACCTTCTGTTGTATCATCGTCAAATGAGGTAATCGGCTCTGCTCCAATCAGAATCAATGCTCGACTACAAATATCAATGCCACTGTTTGCTGCTGTACTTGCCATATCAACCTCTTATGTGAGAGGGGGCCGAAGCCCCCAATCATTAGTCAGTATCAGTTACGGTAATTGCTGTACCGTCTGCAATATCAACCACTGATCCAGTGTTTGACAAAACAAGTGAAACTGAAAGAGCTGGAGCATCGCTGTCTAAGACAAAGATTGCATCACCAACATTCAGCATACCTGCTGCATCGTTGAAGTATCCAGAGGCACGAACTACCGTCATAGCGTCAGTTGAGTCATAAAACCAAAGGTTATGACCTCCACCACCCGCCATACGAGTCAAACCAGATGCACTATAAGCCATGATCTATACTCCTTAGTTATTGTCTAGGACTTCGTAGATACCGTTGTCGTCGATAGCTACAGCACCCATTGACATCATTGATGTTGCTAAGTGTGACACTTTCTCAGCAACATAGTTGACTTCGGTTTGAACGTCAGAGTTAACACCAATACCTACCGCGCTTGTGTGGTAAGCAAAGTTCTTACCGCCAGCTACAGCAGACGTTGAGAAAATCTTGAAGCCCAAGAACTCTTTCATTGTCATGCCGCCAGCAAATGGCAAGTTTTGTGGGCCAACAAAGTCTGATGATGCAAACTCATTGATTGCGAATAAGTCAGCGTAACCAGCAGGTGACATTGCAATATAGCGTTGTCCATCTTCTGGAACGTCCGCAGTACCCATTGTTTCAAACAATGTTAGCAAGTCAGCTTTTGCAAGCGCACCTGATGTGTCTGCGATCTGTGTTGAGTTAGCACCCGCATCCATTGCGTCAGTAATCAACTCGTCTGTCTTACGACCTAGAGCCGCAGCCGCAGATTGTGCAACAGCTTGACGCTCGTTGATGTTTGTTTTTAACTCGTCAAGTTTGTCGATGTATTCTGCTGCGTAGAAGTCAGACATCGTTACTTCAACATTGGTGTGTGATAGCTCCATAGGAGTTACGTTACCATTGCGTGATTTTGTAGATGCGGTACCTGTACCGATCTTTTGGAATCGAGCTGTTGAGCCTGTCACATTGGTTGAACGCACAGTGTTCCGTAGCTTGGAACCCATACGCTGGTATGCCATGTGAACCTCAGTCTCAAACTGCTTGATAAAGGCTTGGTCTATTGTATTAGCCATTTTAACAGTCCTTAGTTGAGTTTCTGATTGCCACGGGTATCCGCGCTCTCATCTCAATTCGGGTATCCTGTTAAGGGCCGATCAATGCACTACGGGCCGCAATGACTTATCCGTAACACTATTTTCTATTAAAAGGCAACGCACAAATTCAACATAACGATTATCTTCTGTTATCCCACAAGGTTCAAAGCCAAGCCATACAGCCCAATTCAGCATGTGTTCAAACTGAGAAAATATAGTCATGGTCATTACTGGATGCACTTTATCAAACATTCCGAGCATTGCTTTAGACATTTTAGCAGTAAGAACTACATTCTTCGCTAGGTTCTTAGCAAACATGCAGAACATCTGTGGCGACTCACCGCCAAACCAAAGGCCACCAACAAATGTTATGTCGCCATGTTGGTTGCGGCAGACGTAAGCCTCTGAATTATTATACATTTCTGCAAGGCAATGCTGTGGACTTCCATATCCAAGCTCAATCATTTCCTTTGCATTGTATGGATGCACACATTCATAGAACTCTTCTATGTGATAATGCTGCATGGGGGTTAGATAAGCCAACCCCCTTTTGATTACTTTAGCTTCTTCCAAGCTTCTGCCAACCTTCATCAACTTGCCTTACATAATCCATGTCTCTACGAGCCTGATTCCAGTATCGTTCATCTCTCATCATTTCTCGCAGCATTGGCTCTGTGATCTGGTCAACAGGTGTTGATTCACCATTGACTGACGCACCTTTGACTTGATCCATAATAAACTCAAGTGCCATTACGCCATCGGCTGTTTCTGTCAGGCGTTCAATTGAAGGCATATGTTCTTCTGGGAAAAACTTATTTGAGAACAAAGCAGCGGCTTCTAATCGTGCATTTGCATTGTCACCAAGCTTACCTATTTCAACGTCTACGTCTGGCACATCAGCGTTCATAGAGCTAATCACCATTTCAATGCCCTTAGAGAACTCATCTTGGCTAAAGCCATTTTCGTATGAAAGTTCTGCCCACCATTTAACAAGGTCATTGTCTATAGCCTCGCCTTCATCAACAAACTCTGGAAGCTGATAGTCACCTGCTGATTCTGGTCGATCCTTGTATGCTTCTGCATTCAGTTCTTCAATGAACTTTTCACGAAACTCATCTTCGCGTGTGCCAAGCTTGGACTCCAATTCCTTGTATGCTTTAGCCAAGTCTTCGCCTGATTTGTATTTCTCAGGTAGCCATTCGGGACGTTCTGGTTGAACGTCCTCGGCTACCACAAAGTCTCGCTCTTCTGCTGGCGGTAAGCCTTCTTCTTGTGCTGGCGTTTCTGTTACTTGCTCATTCATTTGATCTTATGCCCTCTCTGAACATGTCGTTCTATCAGGCCAACAATGTGACGCTGACCCTCAAGATGACGCAGTGATGCGTCAGTAATCTCAGGGCCACCAACCATTTCAATTGTAATACTACGCAAGTATTTTAAGACCGCCTGTCCAGTAGGTTCTGAGAATAAAGAAGCTATGTTCAGGCTAATCTTGTCTTCATCTTCCTTGGTTCGATGTATTCCATCTAATCCAATGTGACTATTCTGCGGCAAGCTGTGGTCCTGCGATCTGTTGCTGTTGTTGCATCTGCTGCATTTGCTGCATCATTGCAACTATCTGTCTACGATCTTCTGCATCACGAATCAAGCCCTCTGGTACACCAAACTTTTTAGCAAGGAATACGGCTGTCTCTTCTGAGTCGATCAATATGTTGGTCATGTCAGGGCCAAAGTATCCATTTACAAGCTCTAAGAAGCGAGAAACGGAAGTAATATCTTGGTTTGATTGTGCTTGGGCTAGTGGAGAAACAGAACGAATCTTTACCTCACGACCATTCACAGTCGGTATTTCAATGCGGCCTTGCTTCTTCAAGATATGAATAACACGCTGCAATACTGGCTGAACCAACTCAGCTTGAAGGCGACCAAAAGCAGAGCCAATACGACGAGATAGGTCTGCCATACGCTCCGCTACTTCGGTGGCACTTGCTGGGGTGCGGTCTGGGTTGCCAAGCATATCATTGTATAAGGCACGTTTAATATTCAAACGCATGTCACTTAGAACAATATCAGCTACATCAAAGCGACCAGCGGCTTGTACTGGCTGTAATCCAACGGATTGTGGTGACTTAGGAATAATAGTCCCTGGCACTAAGTTAATTGTATCAGGGTTAATAATGCCATCATCATCCATTTGATAAATGCCAGAGATAGCCATTTGTGCATTCTCTAGGATTAATTGAATAGTAAGGTTAGTTGTTTTGATAGCAGACAACGCATTGATTAGCGGCCCACGACCGTAAACTTCACCCGCACACTTAGACCAACGGAAGCAAACGTATGGGTTTGAGCCAACGCCACTAAAGCTTTCATCCATGATGTAAGTCTTAGTGTTCATATCAATCACATAGTAAAGATATGCCTCTTGGTTTTTCTTTGTGTAGTCTTTACAGACCACCTCAAGCAATGTGCATTTGCCCTCTGGATCACGAGTAATGCGCTGTTCTACACGCGCATCGAATGTTCCCTTGGGATACATATACTTTAGGTCTGAGTTGCGAAGACCCTTACGCTCACGGAACACATGGTCAATCTTATCATCTGGGCCAGTATCCAACACCACATGTGGCAGCGGGATTGCTGAGAAGACAACAGGATTAAGAGCATCGCCTTCCTCCACGCAAAGAACGCCAGTACCAACCGCCAAGTCCATAAATGACTCATGTACCTCTTGACCAAAGTTAGAGTTCTGAAGAATCTCAAAGACGTATTCCGTCACTTCATCAAGATCATTGTCTACAATGTCACGCTCTTGCGGGGGTAT